TCGCGGGCAGCAAACTCCAGGCCGCCACCACCAGCAACGCTGGCGCCGTCCAACTCACCGACAGCATCAGCAGCACCAGCACAACTACCGCCGCTACACCCAACAGCGTCAAGACCAGCTACGACCTAGCCAACGCGGCCATGCCAAAAGCCGGGGGCGCTTTCACGGGCGACGTCACGATTAACGCCCAGGGAGACCTCCGTTTTGCGGACAGCGACAGCAGCAACTGGGTCGCCTTCCAAGCACCGGCAACCGTCGCCGCAAACGTAACGTGGACACTACCTGCCACTGACGGTAGCAGCGGCAACGCACTGGTTACCAACGGCTCGGGCACCCTGTCTTGGGCCGCCTCGGGTGACGTGACCCTGACCGGCACCCAGACGCTTACCAACAAAACGCTGACCGACCCAGCGATCATCGGCACGATCCTGGAGGACGTGTTCACCATCACCGATGGAGCAGCGTTTGAGATTGACCCCGGCAACGGCAGCGTCCAGCTCATCACCCTTGGTGCTAGCCGCACCCCCAAAGCCACCAACTTTGCTGCAGGTGAAGCAGTGACCCTGATGGTGGACGATGGAACCGCCTACACGCTCACCTGGACCGACGCCACATTCGGCGGCAGCGGTGTGGTGTGGAAGACTAACGCTGGCGTAGCACCGACATTAAATACGACTGGCTATACAGTGATTACGCTCTGGAAAGTCGGCACCCAGGTGTACGGCGCTCGTGTGGGTGACGCCTGATGTTGAACAGTAAAGCCCTCGCAGCATCCGCCAGCGCCACGCGAACTTACGTCGAGGACGTGTTCAGCACCTGGCTGTACACCGGCAACGGCAGCACACAGACGATCACCAATGGGATCGACTTGGCGGGCAAGGGGGGATTGGTTTGGTTCAAGCAGCGCGATGGCATCTCTGGGCATGAGCTGGTGGACACAGCGCGTGGTGTCAACAAGAAGCTAGACACACGGGTTACAAATGCTGAAACATCCCCAGCTGACCTGACATCGTTTAATAGCAACGGATTCAGCCTCGGTTACAACACGGGCGGAGCCAACTTCAACACTGGTATTTTCGCCTCCTGGACCTTCCGCAAGGCGGCGAAGTTCTTTGACGTGGTGACTTATACGGGGAATGGCACGGCCCGCACGATCTCACACAACCTCGGCGGCGTGCCGGGTTGCATCATCGTTAAGCGGACGGACGCTGCAGCAGATTGGGCTGTGTATCACCGCAGCCTAGGAAACACTGATGTAGCCTTTCTGAGCCAAACATCCGCCGCAATTACTAGCTCGGTTTACTGGAATAACACTACGCCTACGTCAGCCCAATTTACAGTTGGCACGGGAAATCTAGTCAACGCCTCCGGCGGCACCTACGTCGCCTACCTGTTCGCGCACGACACCTCGACAGACGGTCTGATTCAGTGCGGAAGTTATACGGGCAGCGGAACAAGCGGATCGTTTGAAGTGAATCTTGGCTGGGAGCCGCAATGGGTAATGATCAAAGCCGTATCCACCGGAGGTGTTAACTACGACTGGGCAATAGTAGACAACATGCGCGGATTTCTGGCCCCTACCACCGCAGGGCAATCATTGCAGGCAAACACAACCGCGGCAGAGTTTGGCCAATCAGTCGCGTCTATTACGCAGAAAGGATTCACGCCTATAGGGACAAGCGGCGTTTCCAATCAGAACGGCGTTACCTACATCTACATCGCCATCCGCCGTGGGCCGATGAAGACGCCCACCGATGCCACGGCAGTCTTCCAGCCCAAGGTCTACACCGGCACCAACGTCGATAACCGCCTCGTCACCACCGACATCGTGACCGACCTGGTGTGGGCCCGGCAGCGCAATGACGGCACGGTGACGGGCATGGTGGTGGGTGATCGGCTCCGTGGCCAACCATTGTTGACGACAGGAGCAACTGCCGCTGAGGTAGACGACGCCGACTCCTTTGATAAACAGCTTGTTTCTGCTGTGGAATACGGCACAGCATTTAGCTCAATGACAGGCTTTTGGGTCGGCAATGATGCCACCTACGGCCTCAACTTCAACACCACCGCAAGCAACCACGTTGCGCTGGCCTTCCGCCGCGCCCCCGGCTTCTTCGACGTGGTGGCGTATACGGGCACGGGCGTAGTGCGAACGGTGAGTCACAACCTTGGCGTAGTGCCAGAATTAATTATTATTAAATCAAGAAGTGCAAGCCGTTGGTTCGCTTATCATGCTGCAATAGGTGCAACTAACGTTATAGTTCTTGACGATATCGCCGCTTCGGTAAGCGGCTCAACCGTATTTAACAACACAAGCCCCACTGCTTCGGTTTTCACACTAGGAACCAACAGCAACGTTAACGCTAATACAACCAATTACATCGCCTACCTATTCGCCTCTTGCCCCGGCGTCAGCAAGGTCGGCAGCTACACGGGTACCGGCACCACGCTTAACATCGACTGCGGCTTCACGGCAGGCGCCCGTTTCGTGCTGATCAAGCGCACCGACAGCACAGGCGACTGGTACGTCTGGGACACCGCTCGCGGCATCGTCAGCGGCAACGACCCATACCTTCTGCTCAATTCCACCGCTGCTGAAGCAACCGCAACCGACTACATCGACCCGCTGTCATCTGGCTTCCAGATCAGCTCCACTGCCCCTGCCGCCATCAACGCCAACGGTGGCAGCTTCATCTTCCTCGCAATAGCCTGAGCACCATGGAACTCCGTAACCGCACCACCGGAGCTGTCGTCACCGAACAGCAGTTCCGCATGGACAACAGGAACACCTCCTTCCCTGAGGTGCTCACTGCCGAGATCATCGACAGCTTCGGGTATGACCCGGTGCTGGAGGGCCCCCAGCCCACGCTGATCCCGCCGTACCAGTACGCCCAACGCGATGGCGTTGAGCAGGTGAACGGCCAGTGGTTTACCAAGTACATCGCGGTGGAGCCTGATGCTGACGGCAAGGCCCGCATGGATGCTGAGCAGGGCCAGCGTGTCCGCGACACCCGCAACAAGCGCCTAGCTGACTGCGACTGGACCCAACTACCCGACGCCCCCGTTGATGCAACGGTCTGGGCCGTGTATCGTCAGCAACTACGGGACATTACCGACCAACCCGGCTTCCCGTGGACCATCACCTGGCCTGAAGAACCGTAATGGCAGTAAAAGCAAAGGCCGGCCTGTCTGGAACTATCCGTAAAGAGCCGGTCCACCACAAAACGACGCAGGGTTCTGGGCGCGGCAGCCGCCCAAAACCCGGCCGCAAAGCCTATCGCGGCCAAGGACGCTAAACTGCGCGAGTAGCCTACTGCGCCATGATTGAAGTATTAGCCGCCGTAGCTGGCGCATCAATCAGCGTCGCCGCAATGGGCGCAATGGGCTTTAGCAAACGTAACGACGAGGCACGCGACGCCGTAATCCGCCTCACCTCCGCCGTGGAGCACATCGCCACCCAACTGGAAGTCCTCCACACCGACATCAAAGACGACCGCAAAGAAACCTTCCAACGCCTGAACACCGTCGAACAGCGGGTAACCAAACTCGAGTCCCGCCCCTAAATGTCTTCCCTGGTATCCACCCAAGACCTGGGCCAAGGCTTCACCCTCGACCAACTGGAATCCCCCACCGGCCACATCTACTACCGCATCTGCACCAGCGGAACCTGTAGATATGCTGAAGATCACTACATGTGCATGATGTACGCCGAGGCGATGGGCTGGCTACCTCCGCACAAGCAACCTACTGGCTCGTCCACCACCTTATCGCATCCTCCAGGTGGGGCTCCCAAAAATCCTGCTGCCTAAACCACAGCGCCCATTCGCTGGAACTCTTCTTGCTGTTGCAGGAAAAGCAGCAGGCAACCAAGTTGGTGACGACAGTTTCGCCGCCCTTGACCTTGGGACGGACGTGATCGAGCGTGCCCGATTTGCCCAAGGCTTCACGGCAGTAGGCACACTTGTAGTCCCAGCCCTTCAGGATCTGCTCCCTGAACCTAGCTTTGGCCTCTCTTTTCCTTAAGAATCCGTGTTGCTCGTCGATGTAATCCACATCGAGTAGCAGCTGCCCAAACGGTAGCAAGCAAAACAACGCCCTGCTTCCCAAAACCCCTGCAACGGCTACACTTACACAGAGAACCTGGGGCACCCAGTCGTGAGTGAGCGAGCCTTACTAATTAAGTGCATCGTCTCGTTCTACGCCATCGCCGTGGCGGTATTTGCTGCTGACCTAGGTGTCTGCGAAATGCGCCGTCCCGGCACGTGCGATTCTCCCCGAGGACGCCTCGAAGGCGCACTAACTGCCGCACCAGCATCTCTGCTGGCTCTCCTAGTAAAAACTTCTGCATCATGAAACTCTTTCTCGTCGAACTTGGCCGCGCCCTGATGCGCCTGGCACTTGACCGCGCCGTCCGCGAAGGTCTCCCCCGCATCTACAAACGCCTGGACGTCGAACTCCCTGCGCTCCTGATGAATGGGACGCAAGAGCAAGTTAAAACTGAAATCGCCAGTGCCATCGCCGCGACAACGCACAAAGTTCCAGAAAAGTCCCAAGTTGAAGCAGTCATCGGTCTATACAGTCCGGTAAGTGCGGCCATACGCGCCTTCACAAAATGAACGGCCAGCAATCCATCCGACTCCTGGATCTGTGCCGGTTCTACCGGGCACTGCCGCATCAGATGGCGGCCATCCAGGAGCTGGAATCGGCCATCAACAAGGCCAACCCCCACATCCTGAACCGCAACCAGAGCTGGTTCAAAACCTGGAGCCAAAGCGGCAAGATCCTCGAAGCCACCAACGACTGGAACGGCATCACCAAAGCCGCCCGCATCGCAGGCGCCAAATTCCCCGAACTGGTTGCCGCCCAGTGGGCCCTGGAATCCAACTACGGCAAAGCGGTATCCGCCCGCAACAACTTCTTCGGCTTAAAGGGTGAAGGCAACTCAGCCCTAACCCAGGAATTCATCAATAACCAGTGGATCACGATCAGCGACCAGTTCATCAACTTCCCTGACGTCCAGACCTGCATCAACTATCTGGTTGACCGCTGGTACAAAGACTTCAAGACCTACCAAGGCTGCAACAATGCCACCGATCGCAACAAAGCAGCCCAGATGCTGCAGGACCAGGGGTATGCAACCGACCCCAACTACGCAGA